TACGTCAGTTATTTTAAACTCTTTGTTTATGTCCGCTGCAGGAATTCCACCAATATCCACGGCTCCGCTAAAAGTAACCCAATCTCCTTCGTTAGCCCCACTGATAAGGGTACACCGTATAACATTTGACCCTGCCGTAGTGGTAAACATATTATCAGTAGAGGGGGAAGTAGTAGTAGTGAATGTTTCGCGAATAGGAGTGGTGTCAATTAGAGTAGTACCGGTCAGTACATACATTTTTTCATTGGTACCTATGCCAATTACCTGCTCGCTGTCAGAGGTTCCGTAAGATATTAAGCTCGACGCAGTGCCTACGTAGGGATCAAAGTTGACCGTAGTCCAGCCACCTATTTTTTCAGGGTAGCCTTGCCTAAAACGTATTTTATCCCCAGAGTACCACCCACCTTCAGAGGCATAATCGGTTCTGTCCCGGTTAATACCCGGTTGAAATACTAATTTTCTTAGTGCCATAGTGTTATCTCATTAATAAGGCGAGCTCTGCCTGTCGTCGTCTTACTAATCCCGGAAGCACTCTTCCGCCAGCTAAACGATATTTTAAAAGAACTTCCCCAGACCTTTTCTTATCACCGCGTATAAACGCTGAGCGAACTGTACTTCGTTGAAAGCATCCCAAGCCAAGATTAAAGCTAAAACTGACAAGAGCATCAAACTCAGACTGGTTTGGTTGCACAGTACCCAACAAACGAAGTACTCCCAACTCGAAGCGTCGTAGGTCTTTTCTAAGTAAATCATCTATTTCCCTAGGTGATAAAACCCTATCCCATTCAAAAGGTAGCTTAGCACCACGACTGATAAGATGACCAACGCCAATAGTCCAATAGCCGGCAGGGCAGATATAAGGTTTTTTATGTACACCCTCAAAGTGTTTAATAAGTTTGATGCCTTCATCGCTTACCTTCATTATCTATTCCAGTGTCTAGACCCAAACCAAAATCCTATAATAGATGCAACAATAGCCATTTCTTCATCACTGAATACAATCTGCATAGCTTCTGCATAATTATGACCAGACTGAATAGCCCAGTATAAACCTACAAAGTCGACCACCAAAAGAATAAAAACAAAAATATAGGTGATAATGGGGCGAACACTAGCACGGAGATTAATAACCCAACGAGACGCACCTTCCGCCAACTGCGTATCATGTTTATATAACGCAACGCGTTCTTCCGCATAGGTTTCCATTTCCACTTGATCGGTTCTAAACTCTTCAATTCTTTCTTGGGATGCATAACCTGCCTTGGCCATTTCTATAGTTCTGTCTATTTCTAACCTAGCCATAGACTGTTCATGTTTTTGGTCACCTTTTTGCTCAAAGAACTTCAGCACACTGGGTAGACCGGATGTAGCAAATCCTAATACTGCTGATAATATAGATAACATATTTTTACTCCTAACGCAACGCCCTTATTTTACCATATTTTCTGGATTTTCTTCTTTTATATGCCATGAAGGCGTTGCTGCTTCTGGTTTATATGTCCAAGGGTTGATTAAAAATGACCACCTTGTTGCTTCTTCTATATTATAAGTTTCAATTCTGTGCATTATTTCAGGAGCTATTATAATCATTCTATTAGACTTTGGCTTTATCTTCACATCCTCCGTAGATAAATACCCCCCGTTTAAATGGGCAACAAACGGATAATATATTATGCTGCATAAAGGGCTTTTTAATTTCTCTTTATTTGATTCATCTACATCATAATGCCATGCTTTATTTGAATAAGTATTATTTTGAGTCCACCACTCATACCCTACAGCTGTAGACAAATCAAAATGGGTCTCTGCTACCTTAATAAGGTCTGTTATGTACTGGGGTTGTTTACCTTTGTCTACCCATCTTGATTGTTCGGATGGCATATCGTTAAAATGATTTTCACTGAAGGCACGCACTGAATCCATACTTATAACATCATCAAGGACTATTATTTTCTTTTTATTCATTATTTTTCAAAAAACATTGCTAGGCTGAACCTATAGTGTGGAGCAGTAATACTCTGCGTTCTTAACGTGTGGGGTATTGCCCCATCAAATAGTATCCCCCTGTTAGGCTTGTATACAGAAGCAAACTCTATTTCATCACATTTATCATTGTAGAACAGCGTTTCTCCTGCCCACTCAGGCTTCCAGTCCAAGTTTAGGTAATAGATAAATGACCAATTATTTAAATGTGTATGAGGAAAATTAGTTTGACTAGGAACTGACGTGTTAATAGTAGCTCTAGTAAGTTGCCTATCTTTAATAAATTCACCCATAGATGTCTTATAAATTTGGTCAAACAATTTAGACTCTTCTAAGTCTTCTATCCCAAAGTCAGCCGTATAATATTTATGTGTTAACCTTTCTACTGCCTCAGTATCTTGAAATCCAAGAGCATAATTTTTTTTATTCCTAACATAACCATAAAGGTATTCATGAAATTCTTTAGGAAATAAATCATCGTATATTATTATTTCTCTCCCTAAGCTGTCTATTTTTTTATTCATTATCTATACCAAGTAATTATTGAGTACCTAGTACCTTCTGTTACAGGCATAATCTCATGTGGATACATAAAGGTAGAAGGAAACATTACAACATCACCTTTACCTGCTTTAATCTTCACCTCTCTATCAAAGAACCCGAACTCTCCGCCTTTGTAGTTATCATTTAAGTGAAAAGAGCAGCTAACTAACCTAGGTGCTTGTAAAAAAGTGTCTATATGCTGTACATAAAATTCACCCTTCTTGTATCTAAGTAGCTCATACCCTGTATCTTCTTGCACATGCGCGTGTTTAAATTTTTTATTGTACTCTTCTATACATTTGGCAGCATATTTAAATACTTCTGCATCTAATCTTGCCCGTTCTTTGTGGTCTCCTATGGTAAATCTTTCTGACATTTGAATGGTATCGCAATTACGTACTTTTTTATTAGGCTTTCCATCGCCTACTGCCGTTGCATTCCATTCATCACTATTACTATACTCAGATAAAATAGCATCACATAATTCATTAGGTACTATGTTTTTTAATACTACTATATAATCTTTAATGTTTTTCATTATACATACCGCTATTAATTCTATCACCAAAATGTTCCCAATGTTCTCCAGCTCCCCTTACATAGTGTAAGAATACTTGTATATATTCTTGCCCAGTAAACTTATCTCTCCAGTGTTCTGCTAGTGTACCCTGATAAACAACAGCTTGTCCAGGTTTTAAATTTATAGCAGCCTGCTCACCATTGGGCTTAGTCATCCAAATATCCCAAGGAGTGTCTCCACCTAAATGAACAGTTAAGCTTATTTCACATGAAGGTCTATCTATATGTTTTTTTAACTCATCTCCATGAGTATACAACCTAGCATAGGTATAACTAGGAAGCATATTCTCCCCCATTATTTCATTTATAGTCTGGGTTTTTTCACAAAGAAGATTTAAAAAATCGCGGAAGTTATACATCGCATAGGACAAGGGGCATTGGGGGTCTTTATCAAACATTTGAGGGTGCTGTTCTACTTGTTCCTTATAACTATTAAAGAGCTCAGAGGCTCTTTCAGGGGAAATAAAGTTATCTATAATTAAATAGTTATCTTGTTCTAATTGCTTATTCACTTTGTTTTCTTTATATATTCTATTATGTCTTGTACAGTATGAATGTCAGCGAACACATTCTCTGATACTTGGATATTATACTTTTCTTCTAGTCCCATAATAATTTCAACAGAGTCTAAAGAGTCTGCACCTAAATCCTCAAGAGTGTTAGTTAGTTTTATTTTATCTATCTCTAATTTATTAATACTTTCTACTAATAATTCTTTTATTTCGTTTTCAATTTTATCCATTATAATCTTTCATATAGTTAAAAATACTTTTCATCTTGGACTTAGTATACCCTTGCATTAACCAAAATTTAGCTTCGTGGTATATTGTATTATCTTTCACCCAATTAATAAAGTTTCTTTTTTTAGCACCTTTCCAAAATAAAGTAATCGCCCTTTTACCTAGGGGCTCAATTCGATGAAAGTCTGTATGTTTTCGTATTAATATACTACCTGGGTAATATGTTCTAGTTTTAGTCCTGCCCTCTTTCCACTGTGTCTCCTTATATCCCCCCCATAATATAATAGAAATATAGTTCCAGGGATGGTCGTGAAAATCTTCAATGTCTGAGTGTATTATGTTTATACATATCTTATCTATAAGTCCTAAAATAGAGTATCGAACA